TTCGCATAATGCCGTGACGTTACGTTTAATCGCGTTTGGACAATCGGGCGCAGCCTCCAAGCGCGATTTAATGTAACGTCCGTTATGCGATGCCTTCTCTCGACCTTCCCGATTATTTGTTACGTAACGCACGCCTCTACGCCCCCGGCCATGATGACCAGGGCGCAGTTGCGCATGTGATTGAGGACTATGCCCGGCTTGTCGGTGAGGTTCGCCAACTGCGCCGCCGGGTAGCGCAGCTTGATGAGGAGGGCGCCGCCCTGGACGCCCGTCTTTCTGAACTGAAGGCCCTATGCCTCGTCATCCTCGATTTGTAGCTCTATTGCTGGCTGGTCGCGGTGTCTCTTCTTTCGCGTTTTCTTTGCCAGCTCGGCCTTTAGTTGTTCGATCTGCTTCTCAAGCTGTGCGATTTTTAGGTCTTTCTCTACCGCTTGCACCCTGAGTCTTTCCATTTGGTCATGCACCTGGCGGAAGTTTTTAGTCAGGCGCTCCACATCTTCTGAATTTGCCTTTTCGTTACGTTGCGCTTTTTGCCTCTCGCGGTAGGCCCGCTGCCTATCGGCATTGCTCATGGCCGAGCCGGTAGCCGGGCGACCTCGGCGCTTCGGCTGTTCGCCCAGGTCGAGCGCCTGGGTTGCTTTGTCGTTGGTGTCGATCACAGGTAGTTCTCCTCGTCGCACTTTTGCAGACCACGAAATAGGGCGCGCTCCGGGCTACCGTATGCGTCGTCGGAGTGCAGGACTCCACGGCCTTCCTTGGACAGAATCCACTCGTAGTCTCCCCATTCGCCAGCACTTACGACGTACAGCGTGTATCCGCCGTCGAGTTCGATGGCATGGTTTACGCGATCAGGGGTGTTCGAATATTTCCAAGTGATCAGGTGCGCGCCGGTGTCTTTGATATGCATTGCTCAATCTCCGTTTCGTTGTCCGTGCCTTAATTATAGTAACGTAACGGTAAATAGACTAGCGTAACGTAACGCTAAATATGACCGTTCGTCGGCTTATTTGTAACGTAACGGACAATCCCCGAGCCGCCCTCGACCGCCCCCCCTTCCTGATTACTCCCCGCGAAGCGGGCATGTGTAGCGAATGGCGGAACATTCCCCGCCAGGGGAACGGGTAGCCGGAAGGCGCAGGGCGGTAGCCCTGTTCGAGCACCTGGAGCGAAGGCGGAAGAGCGCAGAGCTTCTAAGGCAGACCCGCACGTCCCTGGGGTAGGCCTGGAAGGCCGCAGGGGTTCACCCCCTGTTCGAAGCTAGCCGACGCAATGTCGGCTCTGCGTAGAGCTTTTGGCGTCGTTTCGGCCGGCGCCGACCGGTGGGGGTGCTGTTACACCCCCACTTTACCCCGGATTCCCGGGGTTGCTCCTACCTCTTGGGCTTCGCCATCCTTTCGAAGTCTTCTTCGGTGATTTCCTCTAATCCCTTAAGAATCAACCACTTAAGCATTTCTGTCTCTTTGATCGACTTCTTTGTCGCAATGGTCGCTTTCACGGCCTCCTTTTCGACCTTGCGCCATGTCTCGTCGTCAATGTGCTTTGTGGGCATTGAGCTGTCGCCTCTTGTTTGTTTGCGCTCGCATTCTAGGCTTTTTTTCTAAGCCCCTTGACATTGAGAATCTAAGAACCTAACTTCTGCGGCAATTCTCATTTCTTAGAAACTCAGTATGTTCATCGACTGGCTCACGGTTTCACAGGAACACCCCCACGACCTTCCGGTCGTCTGCGACGTGTTCACGATTACCGTTGATGCCATCACCGGCGAGAAAATCAGCGAGCGCCAGCCCCGCTTCAAGCATGAGGGTTCTTTTTCTACCTCGATCACGATTCACGTCCAGGGGCGCAAGGTGAGGGTAGAGGGCAACCCGAGCCGTATAGACCGCCTCGACAACCTTTTCGGCTATGAGCACGTTGAGCAGTGCATCAGCGTCTATAACCGCATCCTTGCTGAGTACGGCCTGCCGGGCTTCACCCGCTGCACCGTTCGTATGCTCCGCGATGGCGCCTCAGGTGCCCGCGCTGGTGACTGGCTTTCTGATGGCGCCTGCATCGAGCGCATAGACCTGACCACCAATGTCGCGGTGGGTGAGGGCAACGTATTGGCTTACTTGCGTGCCGTTTCCTCGCAGCGCATTGGCCACTCCATCGGGAACCTGTTTCCAAACGGTCGCACCGTCGATTGGCGGACCGAGAAGGGCGGTTGCCGCCTCCAGTACCGCAAGTCCTACGACAAGGCCTATGAAATCGACCTGCATCTTTTGCCACGGGCCAAGCGCCTGTTTGGCGATGACTCACCCGAGGCCAGCTACGCGCAGCAGGTTCGGGACTACTGCGCCGAGCATGGCGTTGTTCGGATGGAACAGGAGCTGAAAGCCGAATTCCTCCAGCGCGAAAACCTCCGTTTTTGGGGCCTCTTTGATGAACGCCGGCTCACTGAACTTCACGGCGAATTTCTGGCGATAGACGAACGTTTGAAGGTGACTGCGATGGATATCGTGAGCATTTCTGAGCAGCTTCTGCTCGAAAAAATTGTGAATACCACCCGCGCAGCAAACACGACTGCGATGTATGCCATTCAGTGGATGCACGGTCAGAAGTTCGACTTCAACAAGTCCGCCGTCCAAGAGCACGCAGCCCGTCTTAACCGCATCGGTATCAACATCCGCAATGCCTGCGACACCAGCCGCTTTGCCCCTGTGATCGTCCGTCAGGCCCGCGAGATCGAGAAGACCTACGCGCTTCCTGTTCCTGTCTGGTACCGCCGCCCGGTCGGCCATCTGCACGCGGTGGCCGCATGAGAACCGTCAGCTTCCAGGGCGCTCGCCTGACCGAATCCGACCGCCGCCGTCTCGCTCAGCAGCAGCAGGCGAGGGCGTTCATCAACCCCGTTCTACAGCAGCAGGTCGCCCAGATCGAAGCCAATTTGGCACGCCTGCAAGCTGACGAAAATCGGGTCGATCCCTACCGGTATCGCCTCGACTACCAAGCTAAAGGCACGCCGTATGTTGGCGATGCGTTCGGCTTCTAACCCGCGCCACTACTGATCTGGAGCAAATCATGCCCTACACCTACCTCGGCGTTACCCGCGATGCCGGCACCTCGAAAAAGACCAACAACAAGTACGACATTTTGGTCGTTCATTTCGCCCAGGACGCTTCCCAGAACCAGCGCCCTGACCGCCAGTTTTCCTGCGGCTTGGAGCCTCAGCAGATGCCCATCAGCGAGGCCTGCATGAAGCAATTCCAGACCATCGAGCCTCTGACCGCTGTTAACTTCGACTTCGAGCCCGATCCCCGGAACATGCAGCGCAACCGCATCTGCGGCGTTCGTCCTGTCGCTGCTGCTAAGCCTTCGGCTGTTGCCTAAGGGGAGGGCGCCGCCGTGATCTTCCAGGGTCGAATCATCTGCAACGGTTGCTCCCGCGAAATGGGCGTCCTGCACGTCCAGACCGCCCAGGAACAGCACTTCTGCCCGGATTGCTCCGCATCCGGCTCGGCCGATGTTTTGACCCCCGAGCTTGCTTTGGCGCTCTCCGAACTCATCACCCGAGGCATTAGCCGCGGGCGCATCCCTGAGGTGCTCCGCTGATGCCTCTTCCCCTGTGTGTCCACCTCGATCAAGCCACCGGCGCCCTGGTTGCCGCTGGCGAGTTCACCGGCGAATGCACCGGGTACGTACTCATCACCCCGGCCGATTGGGCGGGGTCGGTGACCATCGCTCAGCTGTTCGCAATGCCTGACGCGTCTCAGCTGGGCGCTGCCTTTGCCTGCTTCTTCGGCGTGGTCGTTGGCCCTTGGGCCATCGCTCACCTCGTCGGACGAGTTGCGGGCTTCTTCGACCACGATAGAGAGGAACTCTAACCATGGAAAACACCGTGAAACTGCTGCAACGCGCCGGTTACGGCATCGCCATCACTGCCGTCGCCGTACCGGCTATGGCTGCTGAGGCTATCGACTACAGCGCCATGATCGCCGTTCCGGTGGCCACCGGCGCTGTCGCTGCCATCGTCGCGATGGGTGCCGTCAAGATCGCTCCCGGCTTCGCGAAATGGGCCGTCAACAAAGTCGCCGGCATGTTCCGTTAATTCGGGCATCCCTGCGGGGACAGTAGGCCCCCAATTCGGGGGCCTTTCTTTTTGGAGTGGAGAAAATGATATGGATGGTGCTCGCGGCATTTGCAGGCGTTATTACTGGTGGCTGTGTCTGCTTTGCCTTGCAGTCTTCGTAAGCTCGGCCGATGCCGCTACTCGTCGTTACCCTAAAATGCCAACTGCCCAGGAGGTAGGAACTGGCGGCACTGCTGTCTCTAAAGGTACTAATACATATTCAATTGAGCAGCCAGGTGTTGACTATATCCCTTCTGATTATTCTTCTTCAAAGGGCACAAAGCTCCCTGTAAAAACCAAGTACGATTACTCAATTCCCCGAACTTTTAACCATGCTAAAGGTTGGATTTCCAAGATTGGCAAAGGCGGCCTTGTTGGTATCGGCGTTTCTGTCGGCATTGACATGATGCTTGACCATGTCGGTGCTTTTATTGACGAAAACGGCCAGCTAGCTAAGAAGAAGGAGAATCTAGAGCCTCTTTCAACTCTTTGGTGGTGTGCTCAGCCTGTTGCTACTAACTGCAAAGCTACCGATGCCGCTTACAATACAAAACGTTTTGCCACTCCGTCCGACCTTGCGGCTTTTACCGTCTCCGACCGTAGCACTTCTTCTACTATTTATTCTGTTCAGGGGTATACCACTTCTGGTGCATCTGGCGTTGTTAATTACAAGGTAACTCGTTCTGACACACCCACGCCTGACACTTGGGCTCAGGAGATATTCAGGCACGGTGAATGCACCCCACCTTCCGTTTATTCAGAATCTTTACGTGGTTGCGTTAAAACAACTAATACGCCTCTCTCCGATTCCGATTATGCCCTGATGGAAGCCTTCGCTAACGCTCAGAATTCCGCCTGGCTCCAAGGTCTACTTAAGGACGTATGCGCGCAGTCTACCAATCCCGCGGGCTGCTTTTCAGAGCTTAAAGAACAAGGCTCCTCCCTTGCTGGCCCCTCTCAAGTCTCAGGCCCCTCTAAAACGACTACAAGCACTTATACCGATTCTAATGGCGTCTCCCAGCAAACAACCGCAACGCAAAACACCACATATAACATCACCTATGGCTCCAACTATTACGATTATCGTAAGACTGTAACCACTACAAAAACCGGCACGGACGGAACCTCCGAAACTTCGACCGAGGCCGAAACTCCTGATATTACAGAGGAGGAAAAGCCACCACAGGAAGAGCAGGAAGAAGAGCAGGTCGCCGCCGTTCCATGTTCTGGCTCTAGTTGCGACGGTCCTGCATATCAGGATCAGTATCAGCCCACCGAGCAAACAAAAGAAGACCACATAGACTCCTATGTTGATCGCGTCGCCTCCATTCCAATTATTCAGGCTGTAGGCAATTTGTTTGATATTTCTGCTGCCGGCGCCTGTCCAGTTTGGACCTTTAACCATCAACTTGAGATAGGCGGTTTCTCCACAAACATTAATCTTGTTTTTGATTACCTGTGCCAGCCCTGGTTTACCCAATACGGCCCCTGGATAAGGGCGGTCATTTATTTGGTTGCTGTGTACGCCGCGATCCGCGTTGCTCTCTTGTGAGGTGATATATGCAGGCGATTATTCAGACGATAGTTAGCTGGTTTGCATCGCTCTTTAAATGGTTTGGCCGAGTTTTCGAATGGTTCCTTGGCATGCTCAAGGACCTTTTCGAGCTAATAACGGATTTGCCTACCGTCATCTTGGGCGGCTTTCTCGATGGCGTTATTTATCTACTCGCGCTGATCCCCGTGCCGAGCTTCCTGGCCGGTGGTGGTCTGCTGCAAACCGCCATTAGCGGCCTCAATGGCGACGTTCAGTACCTGGTGGGCTTCTTCGGCATTCCAGCGGCGTTTTCCATCATCGGCGCGGGTGTGCTGTTCAGGCTGACCCGCAAAGCCATCACGCTTGGCCAGTGGTAAGGGTAGGGGAGTAGTCCATGATCTTCGGCAATGAAGGCATGCCAGGTTCTGGCAAAAGTCTCGACGCGATGCAGCACATACTCGATTCGCTCAACGCAGGTCGAACCATCATCACCAACATCCACGGCATCAATCACAAGGCCATTAGCGAATACCTGGCCGTCCCGCTTCCTACAGTTGAGCGCCTGCTCGTCTGCCTTATCCCTCCGGACGAGTTGGACGAGGATGAGAAAGTACGCTGGATTAAGGCCGAGTTTCTAAAGCGCCAGGTGCCTGACTGCCTGTGGATATGGGATGAGATCAACCAATTTTGGCCGCCTGATCGCCAGCCTCTGCCGGCTGAGTGGTCTAAGTTCATCACCGAGCATCGGCACTTGGGCATCGATGTCTTGGTCATGGGTCAGGACCTGGCCGAGCTCCATGCCACCTGGCGCAAGCGGCTTCAGCGTTACACCCGCTTCACGAAGCTCGACATGCAGGGCAAGGACGATCAATTCCACTGGGCCAGCTTCACCAACGTTGGCCGCAACAAGTACCGGAAAATGAGCGACGGAAAGAAACCCTACAACAAGGCCTTCTTCGGGTTCTACAGCTCGGTCCGCGCCACCACGACCAACCTCGACAACTACAAGGACGGCCGGTTTTCGGTGTTCCAGACCAAGCACAAGATGTACGCCTTGGGTTTCGCCGGCGTTTTGGCCTGGTCGCTCTATACCGTGGTTGGCTTCTTCACGCCGGAAGACGCTGAGGCAGAACCCGTAACCGCTCAGGAGCAGCCCCAGGAGCCCGCCAGCGCCCCCAAGGTAGCTGATGCAACCACCAGCACCGAAAAACCCACGGAAGCCCCTCCTGAAGCCGCCAAAGAGCCGCCCGAGCGCAAGCCTATCGACTACCTCGACAAGTTCGCGCTCAAGTATCAGCTGCGGCTTTCTGGCGTTATGGATCGCCTCAACCCCGAGCCAGGGCAGGCCGCTTTCGAGTTCCGCCTTGATTTTGTAGATGAGAGCTACCGCCTCAAGGAGCGCATGACGCGCAAGGACGTTGCCAGCCTGGGCTGGGCTATAGAGCGCCACGATTACGGCATATTGATCAGCAAGGACGGCGTCGAGTACGTCGCCCGCGCCTGGCCCCTGGACAACTGGGGCAAGGTTCCCCAGCAGACGATCACCGCTATCAAGCCGGGCCCGTGAGGCCCGCCGTGGCTTGCCACGTCGGCCGAACGGACCGGTATCGTCCACCGTCCGCCAGATACCTCCCAACAAGACCAGCGCCCACACCGGGCGCTTTTTTTGTTGCCGGCCTTGCTGTCAGGTAGCCTGTGATCCTTCGCAACGAGGGAACGACATGCAGGCTGCCAACGACGATTCACATGCATCCGATCAGCCGCTCGAGGTGGTGCTTCATGCGCGCTACCTGCTGGCCTTGAAGAATCACCGGCGCGACGGGCTGGTTCTGGGTTTTTTTTACGGTGTGCTCACCACGGGCTGTGCCTGGTATCTGGTGCCGAAAGTGCTGGCTCTGCTGGCTAGGCTCTGATCCTAGGC